CAGCAGAATTTTACTCCAATACAACCCCGGTTTCAGAATTTGCTAAGATTATAAAAGCTGAAGGAGATCACTACAATACAGCACATCTTGTGGTTGAGAGAAACGGCTTAGGTATTGCACTTATTCAGGAATTATTTGAAATTCTAGAATATGAAAATATGTGGATGGACGATAAAGGCGAGTTTGGTATTCAAATTACCACAAAAACTCGGGAAGTTGTCTTATCGGCCCTAGAAGAAGCTCTTCGAGCTTCTAAGTTTAAAATTAACTCTGAAAGAACTATAGACGAATTGATGACCTTTATTGTGACTGATACTGGAAAAGTGGAAGCAGACGTGGGGTATCACGATGACTTAGTAATGAGTCTTGCTTTAGCCGCATCAATTTTAGAACAATTAAAAGATAATGCTCCTATTATTCCTATAGGGACTAAAGATTTAGATAGTAATAATATTGAACAATTCAAGACTCCAATACACGTATCTAATAATGATAATGACACCGAGGACATACAATGGGTGATAAAAGACTAGACGAAGAAAATTTAAACGAATCTTACACTGAATTCACACAATTCAAGGCTGGATATGGAGCCACCGGAAGGGGAGCTCTAGCTGGCTTTTTTGGTAAATTCTTTTCAAGGAGAGGTCGTAAACATTCAAAAGGGGGGAGGCTATCAGGTGATGCAGCTACAACCTCAGATACTTTTGAGGGTGTTCCCGGTATTGGGGTATCGAGGGGTCTTCCAAAGCTACCACAGGTAGAGTACGAACGAAAACGCCGATATAAGGAATACGAGGACATGGATGAGTATCCAGAAATTGGAGCCGCGTTAGACATTTATTCGGACGATTCAACCCAAAAGAATATTGTTGGAGACATCTTTGATGTACGCACGGACAACGAACAACTCAAAACTGTTGTTGAAGATTTTATCGAAAACTCTAAACTAAAAGAGTTTATTTGGGACATTGTCCGAAATGTAGCCAAATATGGCGATTGCTTTATTGAAAATATTGTTGACTTGAGTAATCAAGATGCAGGGATTCAGAGAATTAAAATTCTAAATCCTAATTATGTTTCTAGGGTTGAAAACAAGTACGGGTATCTTCAAAACTTCTTACAGGAGGTTCCAGAAGCTAAAAGTTCCTTCCTTCCAGACCCGAGTCAGGGTATGGGACAAGGCACGGGAAAATACATCCATCTCGATAAGGAGCAAATTGTTCATTTTAGAACTCATACTTCCGACCCAAATTATTACCCGTACGGAAAATCAATTCTTGCTGCGGGTGTTAGAGCATGGAAATCCTTGAAATTGATGGAGGATGCTATGCTAATCTACAGATTAGCACGTGCACCAGAAAGACGGGTATTTTACGTTGATGTTGGAAACATGCCTACTTCCAAAGTAGAAATGTACATGGAACGTCTTAAGCAGAAGTTTAAGAAAGAAAAGTTCTGGGACAATGCAACTGGCAATATTAGTGAGCGTTATAACCCACTTTCCACAGACGAAGATTTTTTCGTCCCTACTAGACCTAAAGGGTCTACCAAAATTGAAACACTTCCAGGAGCTCAAAATCTTGGGGAGACCGATGACGTCAAGTACTTCAGAGATAAACTACTTGCAGCCCTTAAAGTACCGAAAGATTATATTGTAGAAAAAGATAAGTCTCCGGAGAGAAAAGCAAACCTGTCTCAGTTAGACATTAAATTTGCACGGGCAGTAACCAGATTACAGAGAGAGGTTGAAATCGGGCTTACCAATCTAATCAAAAGGCATTTGACACTTCGTCAGATTCCAATAGCTAGGATGAAAGGTTTAGACATCTCCTTATGTCCTCCGTCCGATATGTTTGAGAAACGTCGTTTGGAGCTAGACGAACAAAAAACCCGGGTAGTTCAAGCTGTTAAGGGCTTAGAACTATTCCCTAATGAATGGCTTTATAAAACATACTTTCAAATGTCTGATGATGAGATTAAGTCCACGTCGGAAAAAATGAAAGCTCAATTAGAAGAGCAGGCTGAAATGATGGCAGCTATGCAACCCGATCCTATGATGGGAGGGGGTATGCCTCCTGCTATGGAAGGAGGAGGAACTCCTGAAGGCGAAGATATTCCCCCGGAGGAGGAGCCTGTTTAAATTTCTCATATAAAATATGAAAACATCCGCGTATATAAACTAGGAAAATAACCATGAATTTCGAAAACAGAAACAAGGACCTAACTAACATCCACAAGGCAGCTGATTACCTCAGCCGTTCTTTGAGAGAGAACTTGAAGGTTTTCTCTGTGGATTCTGCAAATAACAAAGTAACCTTTCTCTCTGAGAGTAGTAAGGCAATTCACTGCGATTACGAAATCTCCAAAGGGTCCGCTATCTTAACTAACTTTAGTACTGAATCCTTAGAGTCTATGCTTTCAGAGCAAAAAATTGATTCTTCTATCTCAAGTACAATTGAAGATTTTGTAAAGTCTCTAAAGGAAAATAGGTACGATGTCGCAGATACATCTTTTGATGACGTTATTAGTCTTTTTGAAAGTCGTAGCAACTTAGGTAATCTAAAATCTAGAGTTGACAAGAGTATGGATTTCTTCGGAGAAAAAACTAAGATTATTGAAACTGAAGAATTTAGTAAGATTGAGCAGATCAAAGATATTCTCGTATCTTACATTTCAGAGAATAAAGAGAGAATTCTTGGAAATAAAGAAATCTCCAACTCCCTAAGAATTGCAAGTGCTTTGAAACTCGCATTCAACGCTACACCTGCTACGTATGAGGACCTAACAGAAGGTTTTAGATTTTCTGTTGATCTTTGTGAGAAAAATTCCTTGTACGAGATGATTTGCAAGCAAGAGTTGGTTCGTCAGGAACTCTTGGAAGCGAAAGAGGATTTTGCCAATACTTGGATTTCCAATGACGCAATTCAAAGTCTCACGTCTTGCATTTACTCTAAGGACGAAGCTTTGAAAGACTCTCTCAAAAACATTATTGAAGAGGTCCCATATTTTGCTTTTGCAACTAAGGCTGATCTTAACGAAGTATTCACTTCCGTTTTCGAAGTAAACTCTACAGATGTTGTTACTAAGAAAGAAATCAAAGAGTTCGTAAAAAAATTATACGAATGGAAGAAGCCTGCTAAACAAGAAATTACAAACCTCTTAGATGAGAAGTATGGTATCAATGTTACTAACTTGAAGTTCATCCCAACGTTTAGCAATCTAGCCAAAACGCAATCGGTAATGTTTGAAGTTTTGTCTATGTTGACAGAAGACAATAGCCTTATCCAAGACATCTCTAGAGGGTTCTCTAAATTTGTTTCTAAAAAGGGTGGTGTAGAAACTTTGACTCTGAATGATTTTATTATTGAATTATTTGAAGAGGCTATACAGGAACCCCTCAAGGAGAACCTTTTGATGAACTACGTAGACATGCCTAGGCTCTCTCGAGACATTTCGGCACTAAAGACACTCATCGTAGGAGATGATGCTCCTATGGGCGGGGAAATGGGCGGAGAAGAGATGCCCGAGGAAGAAGTCCCAGAAGAAGAGGTTCCAGAAGGAGAAATGGAAGGAGATGACCCAGAGGGAGAAGTTCCGGAAGAGGAAATGGAAGGAGAGGTCCCGGAAGAGGAAATGGCCGGGGAAGAGATTCCTGAGGAAGACGGGGGTGAGGAAGTTCCAGTACAAGGTGGAAACATGCCAGTCGGCGATGATTCTGGCGGAGATATCCCTATGGATGCAGGGGAAGAAGGAGGAGGGGCTGCCGAAGGAGGATCTCAGCTTGCAGCTGACCTCAACGCACTCGTGAAAAGCCTCGGTCTCGGAGGAGGAGGAGAAGAGGGTCTAGAGGACGATGACGAAGATGACCAGTACGAGGCCTAATCCGAAATATATCCTTGCTTGATCCATCGTCTTAGTAACGTCTGATGTCTGTTCTGCATACCAAGAAGTTCTAAGACAACACCCGAGATATCCCCAATGGAGTCCTCTGTTATTTCAGAGGACTCCCTTAGCTTTTCCAGTTTATCAGTCATGTACTTTAGGGAGTCCTTGTCCGTACTAGACAACTCATTTATTGACGATTCTTTATTTTTCTTTGATTTCATGGATTTCTACTTTAAAATTTAGCGATTTGTACGCCCTGAGACGTTGGACTGAATGCTTTCCTAGATATGGAGCTTTGTCTATAAAATCATAGATGAAAACTTTGGATTTATTCTCATGTTTTCTTAAAGTTCTTCCTAAAGCCTGAACTGTTGCAATTTCAGATTTGAGACCTCTTGCATTTATTAGATGGGTAAGCTCAGGAATATCCACCCCTGTTTGGAATATAATCGTACCTATGATTATAGAGGGTCCAGTAGCACCAACAAAGCTCTGTAAGACATCCTCTCGATCTTTGAGACTATCCTTGCCTTCAAGCTTGAAAGACCCTGGAAGGAGCTTATTTAGCTTCTCAGCGTGTTTCAAATTCTTAGTAAGTATTAGTATCTTGGACTTGTCACCTGTAATATTTCTTGCGATATCCGCAATCATATTATTCCTCTCATCGTTGTCAACGATGTAATCATTGTAGATTTCCACATACGATTGATTTTCATATGCGTCTATCTCAATATCAGGCATTTCAATCATTTGAATTGATGGAGGAGTGAGATACCCTTCTGATACAAGTTCTTCCGCAGTAACATACTCTATTTCCTTACCTAGAAATGAAGTAAGGGAAAGCCTGGAATATTTCTCAGTTGGGGGTGTAGCAGTCATGCCTATACGAATGGATGCTGAAGGGAAAGATTTTAGGACCTTAGTCGCTAATTTTCCGCGAGCAAACTCATGAATCTCATCAAACATAATGAAATCAGAATCTTCTAGGTGAGATATGATAATCTTATCCACCGACTGAATAGTGCACAAAGTGATATCTTTTATATCAACCCCGTCACCAAAAGCTATCCCAACTTCAACCCCATGCTCCGTAAGAAACTTATAGGTCTGGTGGAGAAGTTGTTTTTTGTTGAAGAATACGATGCCTTTCTTACCTTCGAGGGCTTTTAGAAGTCCTCCCATTACAATAGTCTTCCCACTTCCAGTCGGAGCTTTTATAATACACGACTTCCGTTCAAGAGCTTCTTCAATAAGGTATTTTTGGTATGGACGGTATTCAATACCTTCTAAGTCGTAATCTTCAAAGGAAAGGGTACTTCTACCATCTACAATTTCAAAATCTCGATCCAAATAATTCAAATCTTCAATGATGCTATATAACAACCCGGAACCAAATTTTCCAGTTTTAGAGTTGAAAAATTCTTTTTCTCCGTTCCAAGACCCTCTTTTGTAAGAGGGGGTAAATTGATATCCGGGAGTTTTACAACTATATTTCTTGCCTAAAGCTTTTAGAAGTTCTTTCTCTTTAGTTTTGAGCACTGAATATACATTAGATACAAAAATTTTCATAAAATTTCTTGTTATTTTCTATTATAGATAGAATTCGAATCTTATTATGACTGAAGAAAAAACAATTTTAGATCTTGCAAAAGAGAGAATGGCGGATCCTGACATCCAAAATACTCCCACTCAAGTACCTGCTAGTAACCAAAAAAGTGAGGATAACTCTGTATCTAAAGCATTAGATGATCTGTTATCGAAGGTCAATGCCAAAAGCGGATGGGTACCAGTAAAACTACCATCTCTTGGCAAGTATAACGAAGGTGTTGGTGATACGATAGAAATCAAACCTTTTAATTTTGAGGACGAGAAGATCTTACGTTCAGTAACTTCAATTTCTGATATCAAGTCAGCAGTTACTTCCCTATTCCGGAGGTGTACCAAAGGTATCCCTTACCCTGAAATGAGTTTAGTGGATAAAGGGTATCTCCTCTACAAGCTAAGGGAAATTTCGTACGGCAATGAATACCCTATCGAAGCTGAATGTGTATCCTGTCAAGAGAAAAATGAACTTGTTGTAGAACTGGACAAGCTAGGAACTGTCTACGTAGAAGACGATGCAAGTCCAGAGATTTCCGTTACTCTTCCAGATTCCGAAATAGAAGCTGTCATTAGGGTTCCAAGGACTGCAGATGATGTATATCTTGAAAATCCAGCACTTATAATGGATAACCTATGGAGATTCGTTATTAGGCTTGGAAAGTATGATGAGCGTACAGTAATTCAAAACTTCTTAGCTAAAACTTCAGCTAGGGATGCCGCTGTTATCCGAGAAACAGCCTTTGGGAGTGGTGTAGGTCTTGATTCAAAAGTAAGATTTAAATGCATTCGATGTGGAAATGATCAATCTGCTGACCTACCCCTGAACGAAAATTTTTTCTCGGTGAGTTAGAANTTCGGCTAAAGGGGGATTCCTTGTATCAGGAGTCCTACGTTCTAGTTCACCATTGNGGTTTTAGCCTTCACGATGTCAATACGATGACGTCAATAGACCGAGAAGAATATATAAAGATTCGAAAGGAAGAGTCCGACAGAGAATCTGCAGAAATGGATAAAGTTAAGTAGTAAATACCTTGAAGGAATTACAATGGTACAACTAAACGGACATAACGTAACCCCAAGACATAACAGGCCAGGAGTCCTGGGAAACACTTATTTGGAGTTTTTCTTCATTAACAATGGAGCCTTCGCACACCCATACGAAGTGTGTAGCGTTTACGTCTTCCCAGATAATTCTAACGGAGATTCCAGTGTATGGTTGAACGANGATGGGNTAGTTACTCCNAGCTCTATTGTTGATGCAGANATGATCTTTACAAACTCTGGAACTTTTTCTGGAGCAGTTCAAGATCCTGCTGATGTAGCATTCGATCCTACGGGATTTATCAATACTGTACAATCGGCTAGTGGAATTTACCGTATAGGTGATGGAGAGGGGCATTTCGCTGTCGTTCTGAAATCAGGAGATCTTACAGCTTCAGGAACTAGGGGTAATTTTGCATCTGGAACCGGAAAATATTTCGATATCTGGACTCTTGTTGACGTTATAGGTTCAGACCCGAAAACTTATATCCACTCTTTTGAACTGTTTAGAGATACAATTTTCTCTACAACAGAGCCTCTGCTGGTAACCACGTCTCACAGTTTGATTCAGAAATATGTGAATAAAAATTCAACCACAAAGATTCAAATAAAATCTGACCACGTGGTAAACAATAGAAACATAACTGAGGAAATCAAAAATATATTCTCTCAATCAGTCGTCGATAATGCTGCAATTCGAATTATCAAACTAAAAGATGATACTTCTACAGGACTTCCTTATACCCAAATCAAAGACTGGGCCGACACTGAAGGATATGTTCAAATTGATTCAGAAGATACAATTACTTATAATTGGAATACAAATGATGTCGAGACGGGAATGTACGAACTTCAGGTAAGTTCTAATGTGTTGGACCAAGTAGTTGTAGAGCGATAAATTTAATTTAGTAGTTCGCTAATCTTATAACTGAAATCCATCCGCGTAATCGTTTTATTTATATAAAGCAATACTTCTTTTTTAGGGGCTTGGACAGTAAACTCGTTCCAATCCTTAAACTTTCTAGGAGGCTGAACAATCCAAGGTAAGGGGAGATTTTTAGACCTAATAAGTTTAGCAGCCTTCTCCATCCCATCTTTTCCAGGATCATCGTTATCAAAAGATAGAATTATTTTTTTGCTAGAAAGATCCTTTATCTGGGAGTAAGACATGAAACTACCCTGGATACTTGTTGCATTTACTCCACACCCTCGAAGAGCGATAGCGTCAAGAGGACCTTCAACAACTAAAACATAAGATTCTCCAAGGTCAAAAGGAAACAATACCTCAGAGGATTTTACACCGTACTCCTTGTAGGTGGGATTTAGGTACTTCATTCCAGAACCTAGCAGATTACGAGCTTGGAAGTAGAAAAGACCCCTGGAGTCTTCGTAAGGAATTATCAAACGATTTACGTATTTTCCTTTCGTGGCAACATAAAATTTTTGGCTCTCTAAGCCCCTGGACCGAATCATTTTACAGGCAAGCCTTTCAACTATAGACTCTGGAGATCTATTATCGGTGAAGTCTAACAACTTGAAGTTTTGGACCTCTTCCTGTATATTTTTAGCATTCAGCGGGGGAGGAGCCTTGTACCTGGAAGGAGAAGCGAATATAAGTTCTGGCGTATCAACCAACTTTCGCATTACGAGCATAGACGCATCGTCATATGATATACATTCGATGAAGGACACTAGGTGTACAAAGCTACCTTTCTCCTTGGACTTGAAACATTGCCAGAGTCCGGTTTCTCCATTAATTGACATGTGCCCCTTAGAATCATCAAAAAACAGAGAATTCACAATAAATTCTTCCCCTGCCACATGATAATCTTGAAACTTATCAATAATATAATCTTTAATAATACTAGGCGGAATCTTCATAGATATGATATCTGGGGGTTCACAACATATTAAAGGTACACAGACCATGTTTATATCCAAAGTTTCTCCCAGTAAATTAAAAACCTACAACGAGTGTCGTCAGCGTTATAAATTTAGATACGTAGACTATTTGAAAGATCTCTATAATCCTAACAGCAATACTAATGCTCTCCAATTTGGGTCTTATGTGCACAAAATTCTTGAGGATGGCGTAGATGCTAAATCTGTAGATGAGCTTCGTGAGCTCGCCGGCGAATTACGACCAAACTATAAGTTTTCAGATAAAAAGAAGGAAGCTCAGCTAGACAAGATTCTTGTCAACTTCTTCAATTTCAATTCCCAGTTGGAGGAGAACGTCAGTACCGAACTTCCTTTCGAGATCAAGATGACTGATGATTTCGCTATAAATGGAATTATTGACCGTGTCATCAAAGGGAAGACTGGAAAATACTTAGTAATAGATTACAAGACTTCCAGGCAAGCAGCAACAAAGACTTCTTTGTTCAAAGACCCCCAGATGTTGATGTATGCTTTTGCAATACACAAGATGTACAACGTTCCGTTCTCAGATATCACCGTATCGCACTACTATCCTCACTTAGATAAACTAGTTTCGATATCCTATGGACCTACACAAGTAAATTCTTTTCTAAGAACACTAAAGAGTAAGATCTGGGAGATTAGAAAAAAGAAGGCTCAAGACCTAAAGCCGGTACTAAATCAATTCTGTGATTGGTGTAGCTTCAAGAATCTGTGCCCAGAATTTGGAGGAACTCCTAGGATGCTGGAAGAAGCTAAGGCTAAGGAAAAAGAAAAATACCCTAGGAAGAAAACCTAGTCAAGCTTTATAGCTGGACAGTACAAAGTAACATCAATCTTCCTAAAGAACTCATTAACTTCACGTTCTGAGTATCTGTGTTTTTTTGTATACGTTGAAATAATAGTAGACCTTTTCACGGGTTTTCTATTTTTCATAGCTTTTAATAAGTATTCTTGGAATATAGATATAAAGTGAGGAGAGAACCTATGCCTCCATTTTTCTGTAAACTTAGAACTCAAAGCATAATCTACCTGCTCTAAAAATTCATGAATTTCTACCTCGGATTCGAAATCACTCATAACGCTATATGTTTATAGTAGTTTAATTAAATTTTTTCTTTGTTTTTTAGTTTTTTAGTTTCAGAGAAAATCATATAAATATATTGTATTAAAGAAGTTCACAACCATTTATGCCGAAAAATATTACAGAATCTTTGCCACTGGGCATGGAAGCCACAGCTTTCACAAAAGAACACAAAATTGAATCCGCTATAGGAAGTCTGTTCACATTCACTTACATATCAAAAACAGCAAGTATAGGACAGCCACTAATTATCAATGTAAGGAGAAAAGGACAGAGGCAGTTTTCTAAGGGTAGTAACGAGTATATGGCTGGTATAGTATTGAACGATCTGTCTCCCACAATGATAGCATTTCTTTTGAGACGTTTTGGGAAAAAAAGGATTATAACCTGGAAAGATGTAATTGCTCTCGGTGCTGTAGCCCCGAAAGCAAAATACAGGATCTATAACCTAAAATACCGAGAGGATTTTCACACTGTTGACGCAAGTATATACATGAAGAGAGAGCAAGAAGAGCTAGAATAGCCTCTACAAGCGATAATATGGCAGCCCCAGACGAACAATTCGACCAAAGAACCTTTTCGCATTTAGATGCGTCTGTTAGGGATTTGTCCTATTCTTTAGACACGACAGTATTCCGACTGATAAAAGATGCTCTTCCACCGATTA